AACAACAATACTAACCCTACCGCCAGTTCCATCACCATTAATGGCGACGTTATCGTAAGTGCCGTTGTTGTAACCAGTACCAGCAGCAGTAATAACAATAGTGTCAATTTCACCCTCCACTGCGTTAGTTTTCACTGCATCATTAGTAAAGACAGGCATGTAGTCATTACTAAAGAATTTAAGAACAGATGCAACTGGAATAGTATACATATACTTCCATCTATAACCATCACCAGTAGTAACAATAGAGGTAGAAGTACCAGTAGGTTCAACCGTAGAAGGTTTTCCGTTAGGATCGCTAGGAGAAGTACCGTTATAGATGCACTTATAAACTTGATACTGAGAATTTACAACGTAAAAGTCAGAGTCATATAGTTTAGTAGCACCAGAAGCAGCAGTTTTACTTGGAGAATAGTCATGTCTATACATGTCATAGGTGAAACCTAGACCACCAGTAGTTTGTTCTGGAGAAACCCAGTCAATTCTACGAGAGACTTGAACAGTATCAGAAGCGAGGACTCTCTTCAACGATATCATGTCATCGTAAGAACCCGAAAATTCGGAGAATGAATCGACTGCCTGTGGAGGCGAGTTTTCATTATCCCACGTTTGCGGTCTACCTATAAAAAGATAAACACGATCTCGTGTTGCACCTGCAGCTGTATCGCTTTGGGTTGCGTCTGGACCTTCGAGAGCCTTAATAAATTTTAATGCCGAAAAAATCCTAAATTGATCAGTTAATAGAGCTGCCATTTCCTAGTGACTATTGTCCTCTTGTTTATTTATGTCTATTTGGAACGAACTGTTGTTGAATACTCGATTCGTTTGATTCTATAATTTGCTCCACTATTACCAGATGCATTTTCACCACCCAATATTGCTTGTGCAGATGCACCAGCTCCAGTAGTATCTCCTGCAGCATTAGTAAACTGTACTGTTGGATGAAGGGCATAGAACCCATCAACACTTTGTACTATTCCAAATCCACCACTAGTGAGAGTAATATCCTTTACTTGGTCACCAGCAGTTGTCATATTAACAATACCAGTTGCTGTTATATCTCCGATGTCTTCAACAACTAGTGTTGGTGCAGCAGTATAGTTAGTTCCTGGATTCTGCATAACAAAATCTATTACAGTTGTATTGTATGAAAATTCATATAAGTAACCGTTCACGCCTTTATTAACATCACCCGTATTATACGGAACAATATCTTTAAGTTGTAAAATAGAATCTACTGGATTCCAAGAAACAACTGTTCCTCTAACGCCAGAAACAGAACCAGTAACAATCTCATTAACACCAAATGATAGACCATTACCCACTGATGGATCTAGGTATAGATTAACAAGTGCCTCATGTTCTACACCATCAGTCAATGTTCCTGCTGCACTAATAGTTGCGTATTTAAACGGAATAGCAGCATCTTTAATCTGGTCACCAACTTGGAATAAGGTTGTGTTTTGACCACCAAGTGTTTCTTCAATACCATATAACGAACTGTAAATACCACCATCAAGATTAATTTGATTTTCAAATGTTGTACTAGTATTAACCAAATCAATAATACCATCTCCAGCACCATCTAATTCATCATTATCTTCAAACTTCTTATCTATCATAAGACCGATAGGAACCGTCAAGGTAACAATACCTGGTCCTCCAAGATCATCTAATAGAACGTGGGGATTAAATCCACCAGTAGCACTATTGGCAACACCTGCATCAAATTGAACGATTGCATCTTCAGTAGATGGTCTACCACCATCAATAAATGCCAATTCATCAACTTCAAATGTAACTAAAAGTTCTCTTGTAAATTTATTAAAGTCATAAACTTTAGCAATTTTATTACTAGCATTCTCAACCTTTCTAATAACTCTATCACCGACATTAAATTCATATGCTGATGAACCATCAGGATTGTTCTGTCCGATATCAAGAATAACTCTTTGGTCATAATTAAAGTTTACACCTCTAGTTAATCCAGAAAATTTACCTGCAGCCTTATTGGTATAAGCTATAGTTTCCTTATTAAGAATGATTGTACCAGAACCAGGATACGCATCTGTAGAATCAACATATATTGTTGTATCTGCAGGAGCAACATCTTTAACAAGACCTGTAAGGTAATTAGCACCTGAATTATATGCCTGTCTTGCTCTAGTTTTACGCTTAAGATTAACAAGTTTGGTGAATATAACTGATGGTGGATTAACATATCCACTACCAGGGTCTGTAACTATTATTTCACTAATAGAACCTTGAGCGATTCTTGCTTCTGCTTTTGCCCCTATACCTCCACCACCAGTAATTAGAATATAAGGAGGTTCTTCATAATATTCACCAGAATCAACTATAGAAATATTTTTAACTTGTCCTAATGTATCAACCGAAGCAGCACCTTCAGCACCTTGTCCACCACCACCTTCAAATATAAGAGTTGGTGGAGTTGAATATTCTCTACCACCATTCATTAAAGAAAGACCAGTAATTGTTTGTACTATAGGGCTACCAGTAGCACCACTACCTTCTCCACCTAAAATTCTTGCTGTAGCAGCACCAAAATAGTTATCACCCATTTTAGTCATCTTAACATAATCAATCTGGCCAGGATTTGCAGCACTTAAAACAATTTCACCTTCTGCTCCACCTGGGAAAATAGATTCTTGTATTGGAAGTGTATCTCCTTCAAATGTAGGAGAACCATAAAAGCTATTTCCAATTATATAAGGATAAGTGGGATTCCCAGATCCATCCTCAGTCATGAAATATGCATATGTACCGTTAGGATACTCTGGAGTTACGGCAAATCTACCGTTGTATTCATCAAGAGTTCCTTGATTATCCCAAATATTATCTTCTACTAAATCTCCAAGAACATATCCATCTTGAACAGTTCTTGTTCCTATTGCAGCAGATGTATAAGCAAAGAAATATAATGCTAATGGTGCATCCACAGGAACGATGAATTTTATCTCTCTGGAAGAAGCTGTATTGAATCCAGCATTATATGAAGCATACGTTACTTCAGATCCTTCTAACCAATAACTAATACCAACTCCATTATACAAATATGAAGAATCTTGAGGAGTAGATGATACATGCCACCCATCTTCTGTTGCAGATAATAACATCTGATTGTTATACATCGATGCATCATTCTGTTGGAAAATATATGTATTACCTCTTAAAAGATTTAAGAATGAAATCTGACTACCATCATAATTGTAAGTACCATTAGCAAGAGTTACTGCATAAGTTACAGTTGCTGGTGTGGTAATTTGTGGTCTTGCACCTGCTATTTCAGCACCTGTTTTTAATCTATATCCAGTCGATTCCCTTGCAGATACACCACTAGAATTATATCCATAAGGACCATAAATTGGATAACCATCATAAGACATACCCAAGATCTTAGAGTGTCCATCAGCATGTCTACTGTAATCTGGTGAAGCACCACCAGCATAATAATCAGTAATATAATAATCATTAGTTGGTGTATGATCCTCAACAGTAGGATCTAATATCATATATCCTTCGTGACCTGCATACCCAGACATATATCTATGATTCTTACAATAATAATAGATACGATTAGACTCATCACTATTCATAATGAATAGAGGTTGCATCTCATTCTCATAATCTGTAGATGGTGCAGCACTAGCACCTGTACTATTATAATAAAGAGTGCCTCCATTTAATAAACCATCCTGTGTAGTACTGAACTGCATAGGATGACCATCTACATGATGATGTCCAGGAGAATTAGTAGCATCAGATTGATTCCATATAATCAAATAATTTGATTGTACTTTAATATTTTCAGGAGAAAGATAATACTGTCCTGGAACAAATGGACCAAATTCGTCAGAATCTACACCAAAATCAATATAGAAAATACCATTAGGGAATGTTGTTACTGGTTCTGCAATTCTAAAACTAAAACCAGTAGAACCTAAAAGTACATCATCTTCAGTAAATGTATTTTTAAGATCTCTTAGATATACATGTGTAATTACTCCTAGATTATTCTTTACAACCTTTGCAATTTCTCCTCTAGCATTGCCACCAATCTCATCTACTGTTCTACCAACTTCAACAGTTCCTAATGTTTCATCAACATTTTCAACTTGCAACATTACATTATCAAATTCTACTTTAATATTCCAAACAAATTGTTGTTGCTTACCCCATTCAAAGACACCATTTTTAGAAGCAAATTCATTAACAGTTTTACTCGATTGATATAAATATTGATTTCCATCAATTACTGCATCATAGGCATTGCTATTTTTAATATGAGTATGTTTTACAGCATCTATTGTAAATCCTGGAGGTGGACTTCCATCTGGACCCCATTCTGGTGTATGAACTAATCCACCGTTTGCCAATATACCAGTAACTTTATCTAATTGTTCTTCTCTAGTATCAGGATCTGGTACATCTTTACCTCCCCTATAAATAAATTCTTGATTAAAAGTACGATCTATTAATGCTTCGCCAATGGTAACTGCACCAGAGGTTGCAGATTTAAATGTATGAACAGTTGTATTAGATGCTGGTGCTGTTGATAATACTTGTACTGTAATTGTTGTGGAAGTAGTAGAAAGTATTGGTATAGCAGTGTTACATACTGGATCACCTGTACGAGGATATGTGTGATCTGTTGCGTGATTATCTTCAGCACAAGTAAATGTTAATGAATTAGTTGCTATTCTAATACGTTCACCTACAATATGAGTATGACTACCAATGGTCATTTCCATCAAACCACTAGTAGGATTATAATTAATTAGACCAGGTGTATATTGTTTAAAATCAGCACCAACTCCACCTCCAGGTGCTCGTTCATCTATAAGTGGTGTTGGTTTTGGATGATTATCAGAAGTGATAGTTATCCTATCTGAGTTAGTAGTAAACGTTCCTGCAGTTGGGGAATTTGGATGAGTCTGCCATATCTTGTTAATATCAAATGAAGTAACAACATTAGGAGTATCCTGAGATGGAATTATCTGTAACCTTAAAGGATCGTATCCTTTACCTCTTTCTAAAACTCTAACGTGTATTATCTTACCAGAATCATCATCAATAATTGGATACAATAATGCTGCCTGATCAGGAGTACCACAACCAGTAATAGTTAAACGTGGAGGATCTGCTTGAGAGTATGAATCTCCTCCGTCAACTACTCTTACTGCACGAACACCAAATATCTTATCGAAAATAGGTTCAATTACAGCACCACTACCAGGAACAGTTCTTGCCATATCTTATTAACCGATTACGTTTATAGTACCATTCATAGCAGCGTGTAATGTACACTGATAATAAAGAATAGATGGTGCGTCCATTGGAACTGTCCAATAAAGAACAGCAGTGCCACTACCAGTCTGACCAGTAGTATATGGGTTACCACTTAGACCTTGACTACTCTGTATTCTAAATGGGTGTGCAGATGATTGAACAGTATTATCAAAAGCGTACGTCATACCTTTCATAACAGAAAGAGTTGCATCAGCAGTTGCAGATGAAAATCCAGGTCCAGCAAATGTATAATCAGATGAACCAGAAGCATTTACTTCCCACCAAGTAATAGGACTACGAGTAACAACCCAGTTACTACCATTATAAAATAACGAATCTCCTTGCACTAAACCACCAACATCAGTGTCAGTTAGAGAAGAAAGTGTAGTTGTTAAACTACCACTAAAATCCAATGTTATAGTATCACCAACTACAGTCGTAGTAATGTTTGTTCCACCAGCAATAGTTAACGTATCAGTCTGACTATTGGCAGTTGTAGAACCAGTATCACCAGCAACAGTGGCAAATAAGTTTACGGAACTAACTCCAGCAGCATCATCGCCTGGCTTCCATTTAGAAGCAGTTGAATCCCATTTTAAAACTTGATTATTTGTAGGAGCAACAGTTGTTGTATCAATGTCCGAAAACAAATCAACACTAGAATACTCTGTTGCTATTTTTGCTCTTACATCACCAACACCACCTGTAGTGATATTAATGTTAACATATGGATTATCATCACCATCTACAGTAAAGAAGAATCCACCATAAGATGCAGCAGAAGGTGCATTACCTAATGCTGGAAATTCATTTTTATACCCTAATCTCGTGGGGAAGTCGATATCTCCAGTTGCACCATCAAAAGTAGCAGTAACACTGCCAGCAGAGATAGTGACATCGCCTGTCCCATTGGGAGCGAGAGCAATGTTTCCATTAGTTGAGGATACGATAGAATTTCCATTTACATCTAATGCAGCTGTTAATGTCGTAAGATCCATCGGAATGAAATTACTGCCATTATAGCGTAATACTTGTCCAACAGCAGGGTTTGTGACACTAAGTTGGATGTTAGTACCATTACCGATTGCCGAATATATCTCATTAAAATTATCGTTAACCTTGTCGCCTCCACCACGGAGGGTATCCCCCGTGTTGTCATTCGCTACCGTACCAAGATTTAGTGATTGCTTAGCCATTATCTGCTACAATTTTTAGTTATTTATGTTAATACTTCAGGGTCTACTAACTCTTCACCATATAGTGAAAGGTCAGGAGCAGTCCAATCATCAGGAACTGATGTCTCAACATCAATGTTAGGAGTGTTGTATCCAGTTCCAGCATTATTAATGACCACTCCACCAACACCAACTAGTGCATTAATATCTCCTTCAAAACCAGATATAGAGTCAACTCTAACATTTGGTCTACTTGTGTATCCAGATCCACCTGAAGTGACCTGTACGCTATTGATAAACCCTGATGTTAGATTTGCTTGTCCTTGTGCATTCTGTCCGAATACGGAACCAAGATAATCAAATGTGATTAAAGAGTTTGAAGATTCAATAACAGCAACTTCTCTATCTGATGTCTCACCTTGGATGTCAATAAAGTCACCAGGTTCGATAGGTGGAATAACTTCAGCAGCATCAACGTCTGCCTCAGAACCAACGTAGGAGAATCCAACGAATGTAGAACCTACACGAGGAATCTCAGAGAAGATGATACGTGAACCAACCAATTCAAAACCAACGCCTGGTTCCTGAATAACACCGTTAAGTGAAACGATGATATTATTCTCAGGTCTAATAGTTGTAGACTGAACACCATCTGTAAGCGTTAGTGAGTAGAATACATCATTACGCTTGAGGTTGAATGACTGACGTAAGGAGTCAAACTCGAATGAGATATCATCCAATTGTCTCAACTTACCTACGTAGAATCCTGTGAAGGATGCACCTAGTTCTGGTGGTTCTGTAAACTCTATAGAGTCAGAGAACGCTGTATATGCGTTAGCTGCACCTGGAGGTTGTAGAATACCATTAACGAATACGAGGAGATGTCCAGCTGGATCTGGTAGGTACTGAGTACCATTACCTGTGGTAAGTTTGAACGTAGTTTGAACACCATCAAATCCTTTGAATGCTCGTTTAACACGTGCGAGAAGTGCAACTTTATTTACTACGATTGCCTTATAATTATCAGCACTGATAATAGCGTCCTTAGTAACAAACGTTCCTTTAATATCACTTAGATAAACTCTCTTAAGAATACCACTATCACGTATATCCTGAATTAGAGCAGAACCAACACCAGGTGTCACAACCCTTGTAGTTACGGATGCGTAACCAACTGGGAAGTTATTTCCAACTCCATAATGACCTACGAGATCACCATTTGTAAGAGGAGTTCCTTGGAAGTCGGCAATGTACAAGAAGTTATTATCTAAATCAACTTCAGAAATTATTGCGTAATTATCAAAGTCCTGTATACCACCAACAACTTTGTAAAGTCTGTTACCAACAGTGAATTCATTCAATCCACTGATGATTGCGATACCCAAGCGTGTATATCCAGCAGATGCGATCCTATCACCAACTGATATATCAAAACCATCAAACTTACTAACTTCAATATATTGTCTGGAAACTTCTGGATAAACAACAGAAGTTGTTTCAAATGATCCTTGTAAAGTTTCAGTATCAACTGTCAGAGTACCACCTGTATTATCAAGTACAGCAGCTTCTGTGCGTATGAATGATGTTGGAGTAGCAGTAGCACCACTGGTGTATGCCTTGAATGGAACTGACGCACTGAATGTACCCTTAAGGTCTATAATTTGAATACGATCTGTAATTACACTAATTTGTCCTGTTGGTGGTAATTGTGCTCTATCAGACTCAACTACATCAAGAGCTGCAAATGTACCAGCATTAACTATCACATCCACGTATCTATAGTTCTCATCTTCCCATATACTATGAACAGTACCTGTTACAGCATTATCAGATACCTTTCTGATAGTCTCACCTACCCAGAATGGACCATCTGTTATCACAGCATCAAATCTAAATCTCTTATAAATCTGAACAATCTGACCTTCATTGACAGTCATGTTTTCTAATTCCGCATATGCACCACTGTTAAGTCCATATAAGTAATCAGAATCATTTAATCCACCACCCAAACCAACTGGTAGATTTCTAGTTCCATATGTGTAAGTAGGTACAGTAATACCATTATTAATAGTGATATTAGTGTAGAATGTATCTAAACCTAGTTGTCCTTTTAGGATATCTAAGTTACTTCTGATACATCTAGTTACTGTTTTATTTGAATAGTTTGATGCCGATGCAGAATCAAAGTACTTAATATAACTTGCAGCAGGTGAAGGTGATGTAAGTGTATCACTTATTGCCTCACTTGTATAAGTTTCTAAAGCACTTAACGCATAGGTCTTAACATTATACTCAGTGTCTGCATAGAATACTTCACCAAGTTGAGATGTGTATGGGTCAATAGTACCAATAGATAATTTAGCACCCCACATATACATACCACTTGCACCATCACCCAAGTATGATAAAGAATTAGTAGCATCATACATTAAGAATTGAGCACGTAATTCACTAAATCCGAATGATATTGTTGTTGTGATATATGCTCTATACCATCCATTACCATAAGGTACTGAACCATAAGCATCACCACTTATACCACCTTGAGGTTGGAATAGCGTTCCAGCAGTTCCTGAAGCAAGATCTAAATCAAAGAATACATCTTGCTGACCAACTGTACCAGCATCCATAACAAGACCAAATCTAACTTTATTAAACTCATCTCCCTTAAAGAATACTGAGAATGTGTACTGTTGATTATCGTCATCGGTAGCTGCTCCACCTTCGTCAAACGTATTGTTGGTATCGTCAAACTTGATAGTTCCATCATCCCATGTATCATAAGATGTTAAACTATAGTTTCTGCTAGTATAGTGGTAACCACTACTTTGGTAAGCAATTAATTTTTCTGCAGTTTGTGTACCATCTGGTGCTTGTGCAAAATCATCACTAATAACAATGTAACCAGGCATCCAATCACTTCTAATTGCTTCTGGATTTGTGAATAAGTTAGGTGCGGATACTTGACCTTGAATATTAGATTGTATATTCTTAGCAAACGCAATTGTTCTAACATTTGCTGGTTTGTTGATCCAAGTATATGGATAACCAACTCCACCTACCTGAACATTTGCTACAACACCAGAGCGTGTTCCTTCTATTTTATCATTTGCTTCCCAAGGAGCACCATACCAATTTCCAACAACTAAGAAACTACCTTCACTCTTATATTCAAGAACTACAGCAGAACCACCAGCAGCTCTCTCACTAAATATCATCTCACCAACTTGGAAGGCACCCGTAACATTTTCAATTTTAATGTTATGTCCGATGGTTGTATCGCTAATATCAGTTGTAATTAAATCGTGTACTAAGTTAGTAACAATTGTATTGAGCCAATCATCGTATGCCCAAACACTAGCACCAAACTGCTGTGTTACAAGAGTTGTAATCTCTTCTTTATAGTAACTCTGGTTATAAAGTAAGTTCTTAGCAGCACCTCTCATTGCCAACTTACCAGGAGCAAGCATATTGAGTGCAAGATCTACTAATTCCCTGAACCTAGTAACAACTGGACTCATATCAATTGGTAATAATGAATCTCTATATGCAGCTATAGTAGTGTAGTTGAAGTTATATGCTGGAGGAGACTCATTAGAATCTTTAGTGTATAATCTATTAAGAATTGCATGCTCACCCAACCACTTCATCTGCTCAATAGCATATGTTGTTGCTAATAACTCATCTTCGACGAAGTTAATTTGCATTGCAGTGGATAGATAATTTTCCATTGCTGCAATAGTACTATTATTTCCACCTGTTTGTAAGTCAGAAATAACACCCAACATAATAAGACCTATGTCACGAGCACATGTTGAAACACCGCCTGGTTCTGGATATAAGAATGCGTTGTAAAGAGGACCACCTTCTGCTAATTGGAATTGGAATTCATTAGTTACTAGTGTTGTTATTTCATCACCAATTGACTTTCTGTTGAAGTACAATCTATCAGCAGAGATTGCATAATCGCTATTTGTAGGAGCAATAATATCGTTAGCAATTTCTACTAAACTATCAATTGATTCTTGAACATCAATACAATCACCAGGAGCTATTATTCCATTAGCAGTTGCACTGACAAACGTATGAGCAGCAGTGTTAGTAATAGGATAATCTGGTTCCTTATTAACGTTAACAGTTACTGTAGTTGCTGTTACTGCAAGGATCTTAAGGTTTCTACCACTTGCATAATCTTTACCATCAGGAGTACCAGCAACACCAGAAGGACGTGGATATGTACCATTTGCAGTACCAGTTCCAGGGTCACAAGAGAATGTTAATGAATTATTTTCTATCTGAATATATCTTCCAACAATAAGTGAATGAGAACCAATTGTGATTTCTAAACTACCTGAAGTTGGACTATATACTGCTCCAGTTGCAGTAAATGGCATTGGAGTTGATTGTGTAATACCCCAATCACCAACTATAATTTTATCAGTATTCTCATAAGTTAAGTTACCAGTTACCGCTTGCTTCATGTAATGTGCAAGACGTAAATGAGCGTATGCAGATTGGAATAACTGTAAGCGAATGTGTAAGATAACATCATTAGCACCAAGATATCTCTTAGCAACGTTAACTGTATTAAAGTTACCACCTTGTCTAAGGTCTTTAATAAACTCACTAAGAATTAATGCTAAGTCAGTCTTACACTGTAAAGTACCATTACCACTACCATCAGCGTTTCTAGGCATATCCAAAAGAAGATCTGGATATAAAGTTAACATATCATGTGATGCTTTATCTACAATAGGACCAGCATTTGCTTCAACTAGATCTGCAGCATCTTGGAATCTATACTTATTATCACCACCAATTTGAGTTGCGTAGATAATATCATCTGTTGCATTGTGTAGTGAAATTGGGAATGTTTCTTCCAAGAATGCATATACACGACCTCCAAGGAATTCATTTTCTGGATCTGAAGTTAATTTTGATATTAAACCAAGATGGTCTGTAGGTGATGTTGCATTAGCAGATTCTAAAGTATCAGTAACTATATCAATTAAGTTTTCTACAGTTGCTTGTACATCTACACAATCCGCTACACTGTAATCCATAACAGTAACACAATCAGTTACTGCAGAAACAAATGAATGCTTTGTTAAGACCTTCTTAATTGCACCAGGGTCTGCACTTGAGAATGTATGAGTACTTGAAGGACTGTATATAACGTTATTGCTAGAAGCATTACCAGTATATGTGTGAACATAATCACCACCAGTTACAACTGCTGCTCTCTTAATACAGTTAGTTGCATATGTTTTACCAGCTACGAATGTATGTGTAGTAACGTTGGTAGAAGGTGTTATATCTAAAACTTGAACTTGGAAGGTATATGATGTCAATCCTGTAGATAGAACTTTCAACCACTTACCAGAAACAGGGTCAGTAGCACGTGGATATCTATGCTCAGTTGCATTACCATCCTTAGTACATGTGAAGGTTAATGAGTTATCATCAAACTTAACATACTCACCTGCATCCATATTATGAACAACATTAGTTGTAACAGTCATTATTCCTGTCCAACCACTATATGTTATTCCAGTTGGTGTATACTTATCATATACTGTATAGAAAGCATGTTCTGTAGTATTGCTAATAGCACCATTAGATACGTCAATAGTAACAGAGGTTGAAGTTGTAGCAGTAATAGGATGGGACTTATTATATCCCCAGTCAGATGTACGAGGATAATAGTGAATAGTACTACCACCATCTTGAGCACAAATGAATCCAAATGCCTGTTTAGCAATCTTAATACCATCACCTATACTAAGTTCATGAGCACCAATATCAATGGTTAATGCTCCAGTGTTAGGATTGTATGCTGTTGTTGAACCAGCTGCTAATGAAGGATTGTATCCTTTAATAGGAGACTTACCAACATTAACTTTAATCATACCATTCTGTGCTCTAACACCATTAGTTGTAGAACTTAAGAAAGCATGAGTAGAAGTGTCTGAAGATATTCCTACATTAACTTCAAATGTATCATTGGTCTTATTTGAAATAGCTAACCATCTTCCACTTGCAGGGTCAGTTGCTCTTGGATACTTATGGTCTGTTGTATATCCATCTAAGTTACATCTAAAGGTTAATGACTCATCAACAAGTTGGATGTAATCTCCATTACTAAGTCCATGACCAGTCAGTGTAATTGTCATTACACCTGTTGAAGGAACAAATGCAGCGTTACTAGCAGTACCTGAACTGTAATATACATCAGTTACAGGAATTGATTTCTCAGCACCGTAAGGATCTGTTGCACGTGGATATGTCTTAGTAGCAGTATTGCCATCCATATCACAAGTAAATTGTAAAGTATTATTCTGTATAACAATACTAGAACCTTTACGCATTCCGTGTTGACCAATTGTTAAGGTCATATCACCTGTTGATGCATCGTAAGTAGCAGCAGATGGTGTAAATGTCTGGTTAGTTCCAGCCGTTCCTACATTAACTGTTATTGAGGTAGCGTCTGTGGCACTAACTGCCATTTCTTTACCAGCAGTACGAACATCATGTCCAGGTCTAGGATAAGACTTGATGGATTGGTTATTATCCATCGTACATGTAAATCTAAGAGACTCATTATCAATAGTTACAAAATCATCAGTTGTAATATCATGAGCAAGAAGATTTATTTGCATCAAGCCAGTACTTGGATCGTATGTTGCACCAGTTGGATTATATGGTTTATAGTTTTTATTGAATGAAGTAGGACCAACGTTAACAGTGAATGAGTTTGTATCAAACTTAGTAATTGGTAATACTTGCTTAGATGAAGGATCTGTTGTACGTGGATACTTATGATTTGAACCCCTATCATCATATTCACATGTCATGGTCAATCCATGATCATCAATAGATATTGCTTTACCTTTCTTTGTAAAGCATCCACCCTTAGCACCTGTAAGAGTATGTGTATAAGCACCACCAGTTCTAATTACAGCACGAGTTAATCCATTTGCTACCGCAGATTGGAATTGGTGAGTAGTAGTATTAGAAGAAGTACCGACATTAACAACAAAGGTATCTTTAGTAACACTAGATACTAGCAAATATGTACCGCTAGATGGGTCAGTAGAACGTGGATATGTATGATCAGTCTGATAGTTATCTTGTAAACAACGGAATGTTATTGAACCATCGTCAAATTTAACCATATCCCCATTTTCAAATCCATGATTAGGAACTGTTACAGTCATTGAACCAGTACCAGGAGTAAATGCAGCAGCAGTTATAGTGAACTTCTCACCACCAGGAACGAATTCGTGTGTATAATCACCACCAAGAGTAAATGCTTTATCTACTGTTAGTCCACCTTTCCAAACGTGAGTGTATTGTCCACCACACTTAATAGCATCTGCAGAAGCAGACTGGAATGCATGAGTTGAAGTATTTGAAGATATACCAACATCAACTGTAATTACACCAGTTGGTCTCTTCATACTATTTGCAACAAATGATACAAATGTATGAGTTGATGTATCGCTAGACTTACCAATAAAGACATCAAACGTATCTGTCTGAACGTTATCTAATGGTAACCATTCAAAGTAAGATGGGTCTGTACGTCTTGGATATGCATGGTTAGTAGCATCACCATCTTTAGCACAAGTAAATGTTACTGCATTTTCATCCAATCTAACTTTATCATTTGCCTTAATTAATCCGTTAGCGGTTGCTGCTACCCATACATGAGTTGTATTGTTAGAAATAGGTTGATCACCAAATGCACTTCCAACAGTCAAATTGAAACTGTTTGCACTTGTGCGAAGAATTGGGAAGAATCTTCCACTAGCAAAGTCACTAGGTCTTGGATATGAATGGTTAGTAGCATTACCATCTTCAGCACAAGTAAAGACTAAAGAATTATCAGCAATCTTAACCATGTCACCAGTTACAAATCCATGAGCAGTGGAGTATATTTGCAATTCACCTGTTGCTGGATTAAATGCTGTACCAGTTTCTGCAGTCTTTGTAGTTGGAGCAGTTAATCCATGACTAGCCATAGTTATGGTCATCATACCTGTGGTTGGATTATATCCTGCTAATGTTGGAGTATGTGAAGTAGTTACAACATTTTGAACAGCAGTTGCAGTGTTGTATGCATAGTCAGCACCACCAGGAGCATTAGAACCAGATGCACGAGGATATGTCTTATCTGTTGTTTGACCATCAAGATCACAACGGAATGTTAATGAATCTTGCTCAATGTATACAGAATCACCAGCTCTTGTAATTGCATTTTGAACACAACTTACAAATGTGTGAGTGTAATCACCACCAGTAATTACAGCACCTGTTAGAGATGAATGATAGTTATGAGTACCAGAATGACTAATTGCCGTTCCTGGTGACTGGTTAACGTTTACAGTAATGGTTGTTGCATCCTTAGCAGTAATATTAAGTGCAGTATTATATGCATAGTCTTCATTATCAGTTGTATTAGCACCATATGATCTTGGATATGACTTCTGAGTACTGTATCCATCTCCACCATAATCACAAACAAATGTGATTGAATTATCTTTTAATCTTATGCTAGTTCCAACTTCTAAACTATGTGTACCAATTGTAATTACTAAGTTTCCAGATACAGCATCGTAAGTTGCATTAGAAACATTGAAATCTAATTGTGGTGAAGTTCCTACGTTAACATCAAATGTATTATCAGTAACGTTAGAAATTAACATCCACTTTCCAGACTGAGGGTCGGTAGATCTTGGATAGGTATGATTGCTACTGTGTTGGTCTAATGAACATGTTAAAGATAATGCATTATCAGCAACCTTAATCTTATCTCCAATTACAAATCCATGATTAGGAATAGTAACTGTCATTACACCAGTTGTTGCAATATAATTTACATCAGTTGCTGTATGATTCGTAGCATCTTTAATCCAATGATTACCAACAGTCAAGTCCATGATACCCGTAGCAGGATCATAGGTAGCAGCAGAAGGAGTATATCCGTGGAACTTACTCGGACCAACATTAACAGTAAAGGCATTATTATGAACCTTAACACCGTTAGTTACTCCAGAAACAAATGTATGTGTATAAGCACCAAATACAGTTCTACCAACAAATACATCAAATGTAGTACTAGTAGAAGCTTCTACAACACTCCATCCTCTTCTAAACACTGGGTCAGTCTTACGAGGATATGCATGGTTTGAAGCATTACCATCTTTAGTACAACTAAAGGTAATAGCACCTTCTTCAAATCTAACCATCTCACCACTAACTTTCATACAAGGGTTAGAAGTTACACCAACACATGTATGCTCACTAAGGTCTTGGGACTTACCAATAAACAAATCAAATGTATTTGCAGTTCTATTCTGTGCAGGTAACCATTGGTCTCTTGCAGGGTCACCTGAACGTGGGTAGTAGTGGTCTGTTGTCTCATCATCCAATCCACAACGGAATATGAATGCTCCATCATTAAGTTGAACAAGGTTACCATTGTATACCTGATGAGCAGATGATGTAATGGTTAACATTCCAGTAGCAGGGTCATAAGCAGCACCAGTACAATTTCTAGTACTTGGAGCATTTAACTGTGAACCGATAGTAACGGTCATCATACCTGTTAATGGGTTATATGATGCATCAGATGCAGTCTTATCAACTTCAGAAATATCAATAACGTCAACAGCAGTACCACGAGCAGGGTCAGTTAATCTTGGATATGCGTGGTCAGTTGATTGACCGTCCATATTACATGCAAAGAGGAATGCTCCATCTCTAAGTCTAATGCTATCACCAACCATTAAATTAGGATGTCCACCAAATCCAGGAGAACCAGGAGCAGAAGAAGTAATTACTAATGAACCAGTTACAGGAGTATAGTTTGCACTAGAAACATCATATGCAATATTATGTGTCTTACCAACATCTAAAGTAATTGTATTATCCTTATGAATAATACCATTAGGATCTGCAGACTTAAATGTATGTAATGAAAGGTCAGGAGATACACCAACATTTACATCAAATGTATTAGTAGTTACATTAACAATCTTATGTAATCTACCGCTAGATGGGTCTGTTGAACGTGGATATCTATGTTGAGTTATATTGTTATCTAACAAGCACTCAAATGTAATTGATTCATCAACAATACGAACCTTATCACCATAGGCAAACCCATGATTAAAGACGGTAATTGTTAATAGACCTGAGTCAGGTGTATATGATGCAGCATTTGCTGTATGAGAAGTTCCTTCATATAGAATAGGTACACTATCCTGATAGATGAAATCATTTTCTCTTGGATATGTCTTAACATCTTGTAGTCCATCCATAGTACATCTGAATGGAAGACTACCTGTAGCAACCTTAATATTTGTACCAGCTCTCAATCTATGCTCACCAATAGTCATCTTAAGAAGACCTGTTGAACCACTATATGTTGCAGCAGTTGGGTTAAAAATTACATCTGGTGTTTTACCAACATCAAGTGAGAATGTTGTTGAGTCAACAACAGTAACATCTAACCAACCTTGACTTGCATGGTCAGAAGATCTTGGATACTTATGCTCTGACCTGTTTTGGTCCATAGAACATGTAAATGTTAGAGATTCGTCTTCAATCTGAAGTTTAGAAGTTGATGTAAGATTATGAGCACCACTAGTTGTACATGTAAGGATACCAGTAACAGGGTTATATCCACCACCTGAGATTGATAATGATGTATTACTAAACAAACCATGTGATCCTTTTAATATCTTCAATTCACCAGTTGAAGCATTATATTCTGCTCCTGTAGGTGTAAACTTAGTTGCAGCACTACCACTAGATTCTGTAATACTGGTATCAAATTTCTGTTTATGTCCATGATGACCTTGTACATCCCAAGCATCATTGGTTATGATATATCTTAAAATTTGATTTAATTTACCGTATGTCCAAACAGTTTCTACAATTTCTTGTTCAACGTTAAGTAGTTTAACATTGTTTACATCGACTCTATCAACATAGTATGATGCAGCATCCCAAATCTTAGAATTACTACCATTACGTAAATCGTATGCAACAGACTTACAAATATCTTTAACATCATCCTGACAATTTGCACTACCATTAATGACAGTGAAATCTGGGAATTTTTGTTCTAGTAAATATACTGCCTCATGAGCAATAAATTCTAGGTTAGATTCAATCAATGTAGCAGCATTATAATACCTATTTGTATTTCCAACAAATCCTTTTTGAACTGCTCTACCAACGTTAACTGTAATCGTTGTACCAGTTACTGAAGTAATTGCTATAGCAGTGTTATGTACTGGATCTGAAGTTCTGGGATATCTGTGCTCAGTTGCATTATTATCCTTATCGCAAGTAAATGGTAATTTATTAGCACCAATCGTTACAGTATTAGATGTTGTGAAACTATGAGATCCAATAGTCATGACTAAGATACCAGTCTCACCATCATAAGTTGCAGCAGTAACATCCTTTATAGTGCCATCATTGAATGTAAGAGCAGCATTTGAAGTGCCAGGTACAAATGTGTGATCTCCAACATAACGAACAGTAGAAATTATAGCATCATTATTAAAGTATTCTCCCTTTGTAAATGACTCACTACCAGACCAATCCTGTACCCATTGCTCACCATCTTTACCATCAAAGTGAAGTAACATCTTAGTATTAGTATCACCTTGGAATATACCAGCTAAAGGTGAGAATGCAGTAGAATATCTAATATTATCAGAAATTCTTACTTCATCAATATGACCAATATATCCAGTTGAGAAAGCATAACCAACACCAATAAAGAGTGGTTTAGCAACATATGTTGTATTATCAGTTCCTGTACCAACTTCAACACCATCAATATACATCTTACCAGTTGTACCTGTTCTAGTATAAGCAACGTGTGCCCATGTATCAGCAGATAAAGTTGTTCCAACAGAAGTTACAAGATCTGCATTATTAACATTCCAACGAACTTGTCCACTTTCACAATATACTCTAAATGCAACTTCATTAGCACTTGATACTCTTGTGTCAAAAATATCAATAGTTCCACTTAATGAAGAAGAATCAGGACGTATATAAAATTCAAAAGTAAAGTCACCAGTACCAAAAGCAATCTCATTAGTTGTTTGGCAGAAAATATAATCTGTTGTTCCAGCAGTTAATTGTAATGAAGCATTACCATACTTCTTCTGTGTAGTATCAATCTGAGCACTACCAGCAAAATCGAAATCAAAATAGTCTTCACCATTAGACTTAGTTCTACCAATCTTACCAAGATATACTGTATTACGTGCTTGGTTAAATCCAATAACTTCTGCTTTAGTATCTCTAGATCTTATAATTTGACCAGAACTAAAGAATCCAGTTCCTTCTCTATCATAGAAAGACATCTTTCTAACTTTACCATCTTCACCAGTTACAAACTCATTAGTGTTATTACCATAATCAATCTTATAATTACGGATTTCTTCATTAAGTTGTAATGTTCCAGTTAGATTATTGAATGGAATAATGTAATTATTAATCTGTTCATTAGATGGGAAGTTACCATTATATCCAGTTGTATTATCAGTAAAGTCAACTATACTTACTGCAGATGATGCAATATCATCTAGAACAACGTTTGGATAAGTCTGAGATGTAATCCTATTGAATAGTAACCCAAAGAATGAAGAACCAGGAGAGATATCAACTTGCCCAATAAACTCCTGAGTTACAGGATCTTGATAAGCAGATGTTGCAGTAATCTGTGCAATAACCCCAGACTGTGCTCCATAGATAACATCATTTAACTGAATATCAAATAATCCAGGAGAGGATGTATATGTACCTGCAGTCTTACTTAAAGTTAGTTGATCAGTAACCTCAATCTTAGTACTATAAAGTGGAGTATTGTCTTGCTGATTCTGAGCAGTTGTACCAAGAACATTTCTTACAACTGTAAGTGATGTTGATTCTGCATTATCTACAGTGCTTATAAGAGTAAAGATTTCAGATCCTACCTGATAGTTAATATTTGGTGTAAAAGTACCTGTAGGTACTGGTTGGTTAGTTGATGCAGTTGGATCAATAACTTCAAATACAGTTGTTGAAGGACCGATAGAATATCTCAACTTAGCAATAGGCATCTCTTGCCCAGTTTCTAAGTTAACTGATTCAATTTTTGCAGTATTACCTTCTAAGTTTGTTATATTTTCACCGAAAGTAAACAATCCAATACTTCCTACTGGAGTTATAGATGCTAAGTTTCCAGCAAATCCTGTTGCTACAACGTTACATAATTCACCAAGTACAAAACTACCATCAGTTATAAAACCAGTAACTACTGTACCAACTACTTTCAATACTGTAAATCTAGCATCAGATGAACTACCTTTAATTACATTATTAAGACCAGGATAAATTCCACTAGCATTATTAAATACCATCTCATATCCTTGGATAGGTGCTATGGTAACAGAAGCATATTTAACACTTGCTGGTGGTTTTGGAGGCTCACTGAATACAATAGAGTCTTGTTGAATTGTAAATGCAGTCTCTGGGTTCTGTACAACACCGTTTAAAACAACCATTAACTGATTGGCATTAGCAACTACAGTACCACCATTAACTGTTAATGGGAACGAAGTCTTAATACCATCAAACTGTTCTGATATATCATCAACTCTTTGTACAACAGAAGTTAGAATATTCTCGGAAGATGTTAATCTCTTCTGTCTGAATAGTACTTCTGTATTATTAAACTCAGTATAAATTGGTTCAACTAGAGCAAAATTCTGAATATTTGGAACGATTGCTTCTTGTGCAAGTTCTACAGACTTAGTGAGTTCAAAGAATGTATCCTTATTAGGAATTTGTCCATACTCATTTAAGTTCAACTCACCAAACACCTTAAATGATGCAGGGTGAACGTTTCTAATTAGAATCTCTTTCCACTCACTAATAGAAACAGCAGACTTAACAGCATAAGAGAAGTCCTGATAGTAGTAAGAGTCTTGAATCTTTTGAATAATTTCGGATGGTTTACCAACATCATCAATAAACTGACCTGTTGTCTTAGTGATAGAACCAATATCTAGAACACCACGAGCAAACTTAAGGTCGCTAATAGTACCAGAAGACTTGGATATAACACCAGTTATTTTTTGAAGTTCTGCAAATTCACCAGTATAGTCAACAATCTTAAGAATTCTAGGTCCAATCTGCCAACCAGAGTTAATTGAAACATATCCTTGTGCTGTTGCTGTTTCTAAAGAGTCACCTTGATATACAAGTTCACCTTCAAGGAAAGTAGAAGTGACAACGTTTGCAGTAGCAGCACCACCAAATGATTCAGTCAAGATACTTTGACGACCATCACCAGCGTTAACAAATGATAATGCATCACCCAATTCTGCGTTCTGTGGAGTAATAGCAATCTTTAATTGGTCATCTTCTAAAGAATTTGCTGCACCAGAAATAGCATAGTATGTGGTATTTGGATTAAGACGACCTGTTGCACCAGCAGCTAGAGGATAGTCTGCACCATCTCCAGTATCAGTTACAGCAACACTAATTTCAGAACCACTAACAATACCATGTGGATAAGCAAACTGTAATAAACCTAAGTCAAGGTTAACAACATAGTTGAATGAAGATCTAAGACTTACTGCAGGTGTAGAAGAATATCCAGCACCTGGGTCTTTAACTTCAATAACATCCAAACGACCATTCTTAATAGTAGCTTCAGCAGTCGCACCAGATCCACCACCACCTGTAATTACAACAGTGGGTGCTAGAGAATATCCAGAACCTGGATTCGTAACGGTGATACTTTCAAGAATACTTGTAGAAGTTAACTGAGCATTAAGTGGGAATGTAATCTCAGGACGTAAAGTATAGTCATGAGGATAATCATAACCAAAGTTATTATTTTTAAGTTTCTTAATCTTACCAACCTTATCACCCTTAGTGAAGATAGATGCTTCAGTACCGAAAGGTGGTATAACAACTACTAAATCTGCACCAGATCCAGTCAATCCAGAACCAAGAATACCACTAACACCCTCAACATCAATTGTTGCAGATGTATATCCTTTACCTGGAGATGTAACTAAAACTTGTTGAATCTGACCTGGAATTGTTATTCCTTCATCATCCTGTCCATCAGCAACTGTAATTTGAACAAATCCACCTTCACCATCACCACCAATAGGTACTCCATTGTATGTACCAACTGCATATTCAGTTCCTGGTTCAGTAATCTGAACTCTTTCAATTTTTCTTGTGGACCCAATACCAGTAACAATAGGTAACTTAGTATAGAAACCACCTGGATTAATGATACGAATATCACCAATAGCACCAACTGCTTTTAATGAACTTGTAGTATATGTTGTTCGTGAAATATCACCAACACCTTCTGGTTCATTCAATAATGGGAATTTAAATACATCAGCACCACGGGTAATTGTTTGACCAGAAGTACTACTAATTGTAAATGTACCAGTATAAGGTGAATCTGTTACATCAAGATAACTATCAGAAATTACAGGAGAATCACTACCAGTTCTAGAAGGATCGAAGTAATAAGAAATATTAGTAACTATATCATTATCAACTTTTAACTTAACTGATGGACTTGGTTGTCCTTGACCAGTTAAACCAGGAGTTCCAATTCTTTCAATAGAGTTGAATGAATATTCCAACTTATAAAGATTATCCTTAGCAAATGATAAGTTACCACCTTCTAATGTAGAGTGTCCCAAATCAAAGATATACTGGTGTCCATAGTACATCTTTAAGGTTGGAGATTTAACAAATATACCAACAGTAGAAGCATTAGTTGCAGGAGCAGTTATAGCAGTTTGTGGTAACTTGTAAGTAAATTCAAGTGGACTTACTACAGTATCAATTGCAAATGCACCATCATACTCATCATAAACAAGACCACCATTTGTCTGTGATGGATTACCATCAACATAAACGATTTCTCCAGGACTTAAATAATGACTTGTTCCTGTAATTACATAGACCTCATCACTATTATTAACAGCAGTTACTTGAAGTATTCTCTCTAGATTAGAAATCAAGGTAATCTTAGTAACACCTACTAAATTTGTTATCTGACATGTGTTGTAATTGGCATTGAAAGATATATCATTAGATGTGAGTGAAACTACAGATCCAACAATGAAAGATGAACTACCACCAATTTCATCAATTCTAACTGAATAGTCACCTACATTAAATGGTTTAAATCTAGCAAAGTCATCCAAGTTATTAGTGCCACCTATATTAGCAGGAGCATCATAAGTGGACATATCAATGTCAAATGTTCCAGGAGTTGTATTATCAACCTGTGCGAAGGTATACGCCTTCATTTCATTAGTATCATTTGGAACAGGACCAACTATTCCATAAGTATCTTGCTCATTAAATTGCTCACTAACTAAGATACCATTGTTTAGATCATCACTCCAAGTATTATTCTGAACAGCAATATAAATTTTTCTGTTGGGTATATCAGATTTGATGATATATCCACTATTAATAAATGAACCAGTGCTAAGATTATTAAGTCTTAACTTAGATCCTGTAGTAAATATGAATGGTTGATTTATAGTTAATTCTTGGATGTTATCAATCTTAATTGTATTAGTAACCTTAAAGAAGTACCTATCCTTAACTACAGCAGATACTTGTAACTTTTGAGAACCTGGAGAAGGAACAGTTGCTGTTCTAGAACTCCAAATATCATTAGTATAAGTTAATGTCTCTGTACCAGGAGTCATTGTTATAGTAGCATCATCAAAGTCTAGAGTTTGTAGACCTGCATCACCCAATGCAAAATCAGCTTCTCCAATTACCAATGAAGAACCAGTAAGGGGAGTTACTTCAGTTCTAACAAATCCTAATTGAGTATTTGTTTGTAAACCTTTATCACCCAATCTAGTAGCATCAGCATTCTTATCTACTTTTAAATTCCATCCATTATAGTCAATATAATCATACTTAGTTAAATTATTAGTAAACCAAGCAGTATCTGTCCAAGCAAATGCAAATGCAAATGATGCTACGGGTGGTAAACTTGATATATCAGAAGGTACAGTTGGTGTAACAGATCTATTTCTTAGTCTAATATTATCAATAAAGAATTGTCCTTGCTTAGATTGACTAAAGTCTGATGCTCCAGATCCGAAACCAATTTGGTTACCAAAATACAAGTCCTTGGCACCAAGAGCAGTATTTGCCAATGTACCAGTAATAACTTCTATAGCATTAACAAATACCTTAAATATATTACCTTCTTTCCTTACAGCAATAGTCTGCCAAGAATTATCAGCATACATTGTTGTCTGTGATGAAGATATACCAGATCCAGCATTTAATGCAGTTGTATTATTAGTAACAACCATCTGTAATTCACCAGTACTATTATCATAACCTAACCATAATCCACCAGTAGCATCTTGAGCACCACCAATACCCATTAGAGTTTGAGCTCCTTGAGATAGTGTCTGAGATGCTGACGCAGATTTGTAAATAAAGAACTCTAAAGTCCAATCATTTGCTAATGTAGTAGCTAAATCAGTTCCAGAAACTTTAAGATATGAATTTTCCCATGTAGAACTAGACCCAGCTGGTTGATAACCATAGATCTTTGCCATATTATCAGCATAAGTTACGGCATTACTTCCTCCAACTGAAGTTAAAGTATAGTGACCTGTTAAATCTGTTTGCTCATTAGCAGCAAAATCAAAGATAAACTCATTTCTATTCCATTGAGTTTGACCAGAAAGGTAAATATCACCAGAATTATCAGTATTACATGCATGAACAGTTATACCTTCAACACGTTTCTGATTAAATTCGTTGGTACTATGATTTTTAATCTTACCATCATATCCAATTTTAACTGAATCTACAGTCTTAACACCAGTTGTAGTATTATGTCTACTAAATGCAAGGTTTAGATCTCCAAATATATCAATAGAACTCCTATCTGCCATAGTGATATCTCTACCAGGAGCAACATAACGATAATTCCAAAGTATAGTACCAGATGTATTAACTTTACCAACCCAGAAACTGTCTTTCTGTGCAGGATCAGACTTAAGTCTTAATGTAGCAGAAATATAGCACTCATTAAATTCATCAAATACAAGACTACCATCAACTAATGAATATACAGATGTGCTGTACTCTTTAATAAAGTCTATGTTAATTGCACTAGTAGTTAAAGTCGCTTTACCAAATGCCATATTGACATCTGTAGTAGATTGATTTAATCCTACTTCCATTAAGAAGTATAATTCTGTAACACCAGCAGTGGTCGTTATGACCTTCATATCTACAATCTTTTCAGACTTACTAGTAGATACAAGCTTTCTCTTAATAGCAAAATTACCAGTACTATCAATAGATGCTAAGAATGCATCATATGGATTACTGGAGTTTGTATTAGTATAACCACCGATAATGAAACGAGTATCACTCCACTTCTGAATTGAAGACACATAGTCAGCACGAGTAGCACCAGAGATACCAGCATAACCTTTCTGGAACTGTAATCCAGCACTCAATCCATTTTCTGCCTGAGTATACTTAGCGAGTATAACATCTGGATTATAATCATTAAGTAAAGTGCTATTTGGTTGATTATTACCAACTACCCAAACATCAAGACCATCTACATAAAGTTTTTGAAACTCTGTATAGAATTGTCCATCAGTACTCTCTAAAGTATTCTCCCACTCTTTAACACCTGTAGCAGATAACTTAGAAACAAAACCTACTGTATTTCCAACAGCATCCTTTGTTTTACCACAAATAAAGATCTCTTTATTATCACTAACATAAGAATCATTAATCTTAACATAATTTTGATTTTCGATTTTAGAAAGATAATAATCTGCTTTCTTAAAGACCTGTGGATGAGATAATATAACACGAGGATTTGATGTATATCCAGAACCAGAATTTAAAATATTAACCGTATCAATTGCACCAACAGTTGATACAACTGCTTCTAATTTTCCAGCACTACCATCACCATCAATTGTAATAGTTGGTGGAATATCTGTATTATATCCAGAACCTCTTTGATCAATAACAATCTCTTCTATACCTTTATATTGACGAACTACAAACGTTTTGTTTGTGTTCTGCATTATAGGAGTATAATCTATATAAACAACGTCACTAGCAACTAGATTATGAGGATCTGCTGTTTGTAAAACACCGTAGTTAGCACCACTAATATTCTCGAAACTATATGCAGCAACACTTTCACCCTTAATTTTTGAAATACGAGCAGATACACCAGATCCATCAGTATCAGTATTATCAAATATTAATCTATCATCTACCTGATAATTCTTACCTGTGTTCTCAACAGTAAATCCAGTAACAGAAGCATCTTCAAATTTAGTTGTTGTCTCAACTTCAATATCAACTTTAGAGTCAAATTTAACTTTAGGGAAGTAATCAAATAACTGTAAAGGTGACTCTTCAAACATTTGATCAGGATCTGCAGTCTCTTCTGCACCTATAATACCATCTCTATTTTCATCTTCCACTTCAAACAACAAGATTTCTCCATCTTCAGTTGTTAAAGCAGCAGTAGAAGCATTGGGTGTTCTTTCAACATCAATATCAACATTTTCATATGGGTCTCTATAACGTACAACTCCAGTTGGTATATTCTGCTGAATTGCATTTGCACTAAGATTCCAAGAATCAACAACAGAGTTAAAACTTGGTCCTATAACATATGGGAATAATGGAGCACCTGCATCGGTAGCATCAATAGTAACAAAGTAGCAGTAGTTACCATTAGGAAAATCGGGGGTTTTACAGAAACGACCATTATACTGGTCTAAGTCACCTAATCCAAAACTATACTCATAGTCTTCCACAAAATTACCAGAAGGTTCTTCTGTTAATAAAGGACCAGCAGTTCTATTTGGATTGGGGTTAGTTGTATCATCATATACTAATTCATCCTTCAATTTGTATGAAGTTCTAAGTCTAACAGTAGCAGAACTTTGGTCAGTAGGATCATTGTATCCATAAGGACCATAAATTGGGTTACCATCAAATGCCCAACCGATAATTGGAGAGTGATTTAACTGCTCTTCTTGCTCAAGAATATTTCCTGTGCCAATTTCTTCATAAAGGTTATCACCAAGAATGTATCTCATTCTTTGTGGGTTTGATAGGTGAGCATATTCACCACCATACTCATTATTATAACCAGTAAATACAGAACCCTTAGCAGTGTCAAACTGTGAAGTTGCTTGAAGGTTGTAGTTCCATTGGAATACATTTGCAGTAAAGGTAGCATTTTGACCAACAGAAGTCAAATTGATAATGGTAGTACCTTGAACGTAGTTAATACCTTTGTTTACAATCTCAATATTGGTTACTCTTCCAGCATTTTCACCATCTGTATCAATAGTTGCTCTTGCAATCGCACCAAATCCAACACCCTGAATAGATACTTCAGGTGCAGTAGTATATCCAGATCCAGCAGAAATGATAGCAATAGATATAATTCTACCATCATTAACAATGGCTTGTGCAACAGCACCTCTACCAGAACTTAATGTTACTGTAGGACTAGAAGTATATTCTACACCACCATTATTAATACCAATTGACTGAATAGGTCCACGAACAGATGCAGTACCAGCAGCACCAGCACCTTCTCCACCAACAATAGTAATAAGTGGTTGTGAAGTATATCCAGAACCACCTGAGTTGATTAGAATACGTGAAACTGACCCTTTGGTTATAATAGCAGTTGCAGCAGCACCAGAACCGCCTCCTCCGACGATTGATACTAATGGGGAAGAAGTGAATCCAGAACCACCAGCAGTTACAGTAATTTCACTAAGAGAACCATTAACTATAACACTAGCAGTTGCACCTTCTCCACCACCACCTGTCATAGTAATCGCAGGAGGAGATGCAGCATCATACCCAGAACCAGCATTAGTAAT